TTTGGAACACCAAATGGTTTTGTTCTATATCCCCAATATACTTGAGCAATAGGTTTGTCTTTATTTTGATCTGTAAGAAATTTATGAATTGCAATAGCGTTATTCATTTTATCTTCAAACTTAGAAGATGTATCTGCTTTATTAATTGTTTCTTTTGCGGCCTTTTGATCTTTTTCACCAACACAACCAAGTTTTGAAACATCAACGTCTAAACAAAATTCATGAAAAGATTTTGGGTCTGATGGTTTAAAATTTTTTTCAAATGCAATACAAGGAAATAATTCTGTGATAGATGCGTTAAGAGTTGTTTCTGCCATACCACCTGACATTGGTTTGACAAATATTCTAAATGCTCTACCTTCGTATGTACCATCGATAGGGTCTACCGATGAATTAGATGAACCTAGATCAGCAGTTACACCTGCTTGTCTAAGATTACGCAATATCTCGTCTCGGTCTGTTTCTCTGTCTTTTGAACGGACAACAATTACATCCCTTTTAGATGAGGACAGTTTATCAGATTTTTCATATTCTAAACCACGAAAAATATCTATAGGAAGATTCTCTGCGCTTTCTACAATCTCTTGTACTTTTTCTACTAGTGGTTTATAAGTTGACTGTCTTCTTCGTACTTGTTGTACATATTTTCTAATTGACATTCAAATTCTCCATTTACAATTACTTTACATAATATATTTATGTCTTATAAGTTCTCATAAATTTTGGAAACTCAAAGTTTCCAAACGTGCAATTTTTGTTTTGAAAGTCACATAAATGATTAGCATCGTCTTCAAACTTAAAATTTGATATGATTACATCTTTAAATTTTGTGTCAATCATAATATAGGGGTAATTTATATTACTTTCATCAATCTTTACTTTAAATCTTTTATGTCTTTTAAACTTTGATTTTACTGAATTTATCATATTTACCCCCTTGAGTTTTATCAAATAATGCAACATTTTCTGCCTCTTGTCCACTGTTTACTAAATCGTCTTGAGCACCTAACTCAACATCATATAATCTCATTTTAGATCGGTCTATCCCTAAAACAAATCTCTTATTTGTAGAAGGGTCATTATATCTATTCTTTAATTGTTTTACTGTTATTTGATTTAGTTCTTCCATTTCTTCCGTTGAAATTAAAGCAAACATAAAGTCAGCAGTTGCAGGTAATCCAAATGATTCCGATGTATCTTCTAATCCAATATCGGTTGAACCATAACCACTTCTTGTTGTCTGTGTTGCTGATAAAATAGGTAAATTATTTTCTACTGCAAGTCCTCTTAGTTCCTCTGCAATAGACTTAATCATAGTGTAGGAATTAATATTTGTTCCACCTCTAAATCTAGATGAAGCACAAATGTTTAGATAATCCACAAATATAATATCTGGTTTAAAACTTTTCTTAATTGCTAGTTCTTGTATTAATGCTCTAAAATGATTTGTATGTGCTGATGCCGTAGGGTATTCTTTGATAATAAGTTTACCTTTTGTTTTATTGTAAACCTTTTCCATTTTATCTTCATACATTTTTTTAGGAAGATCATGAAGATTGTCCATAGATATATTCATTAAGTTAGCATCTATTCTTTCTGCGATACGTTCCTCTGCCATTTCAAGTGTAATATAAAGTACATTACGTCCTTGATTTAAACAGTTTGCAGCCATGTGACACATGAATAAAGATTTACCAACACCTGTGCCTGCAAGAGCAATATTTAAAGTCTTTTGAGGAAGACCACCTTTTGTAATCTTATTAAAAAATTCTAAGTCAAATGGAATACGTTTTTCTTTTTTATGATAGTATTCAAATCTAGCCTCTGCATCTTTAAAGTAATCATGACCAACTCTATTGTCAAATGATACTGCTAATGCGTCTGTTAATAGACTAGGAAGAGCATCTGGTTTCCTGTTCTTATCTCTTCCCTCAATTATAGAAATACCATCTACAACTGCATTGTAAACTGCTTTGTCTTTACAGAAACGCTCAGTGGTTTGTGTTAACCATTCATCATCTACTGGGTCTACTTGTAAAGTTTCTACTAAAGATGTAATATCTTTATATGTTTGTTCGTTTAAATCTTTTCTACTATTAAGTTCTACTTGAAGTGAAATAGATGTAGGAAGTTTAGAATACTTTACTGCAAACTTACTAATCTCTTCAAAGACAATCTTTTCATTATTGTCTTGAAAGTATTCTGGTTTGAGAAAAGGTATTACTTTTCTTGCGTATTGTTCGTTACTAATTAGATTTGCTAGTATCGTCTGTTCTATATTTTTCATCAATTATTTCCATAAGTATATCGCCGATTAATTTAAAAAACTCTTCCCCAAATTGTTCTCTAGGAATAGCATTGTTTTCTATAATATCATATTCAAACTGCATTGTCAATGACCCATCTTTCTCAATGGGTGTGACTTTACCATATTTGTAAACCACACCAGAAAACTTGCCTTTATTAATTCCTATGCAAGTTTGGTCTGGGTGTTTAGCAGTTTCAATATAACTATAGGTCTTGTCCGACATAGTGTAGATAACTCCCTACCATGTATTTTGGTTTAATAATTGGTTTTTCGCCAGCATGTACATGTGTCCACATAGGCGGAAACATTAACATGGTGCCTTTTTTACATTCAACAGAATGTTTTAATTTTGGAAATGTAGTACCACCCTTTTCGTTATCATCTAGATAAACAAAAAATACTAGAAACCTTGTGCAGTTTCTATTGTCACCTACATCAACATGTGCTTGAAATTCATCATGATCATTTGGATTGTATTTCTTCATTCGAATATCTTCTAACGCATATTTCATTGGCCATTCATTTGTAACACCAACTGACTTAGCATATTTCTTAGCATGTTCTACAAAGATATGAACCATATCAGTTTGTTCTTTTTCCCAATTTGACTCTCTAAAGTTTAGTTGAGTAAAGTTAACACCTGTGTCTGAAAATCTTTGTTTATCTTTAGTGGCTGCATCTTCAAACTTCTTAATTAAATTATCACAAAATTCATCTGAAAATGCATTTGGGAATGTTCGAATTAAATTATCTTGATACATTAATCTATTTCCTTTTCATCATGACCATATTTAAATTCTTTTGCAGCTGCAATCTCTAACTTCTCTAAGATTTCATCTGTAAAATATAGTTCTGGTTTATCGTTAATCTGTTTACCAAATACTTTTTTACCATCTGGCATTTCATACTTAGTAGATACTTTTTTAAATATATCGTATTTTTCTGCAAGTTGTAAAAGACCATAGTGTCTATCAAGACCTTGATCATATGTAAGTCTTACTTCACATAAAGAGTTTTCTTTTGTCAATCTAGATTTTTGATTTTTAATCTTAACAATGTTTCCTACAACCTCTGTACCATCTTTTTCTTTTTTCTTAGAAAGATATACAATAGATGAAGCTGCATATTTAAGACCAGAACCACCACCCATTTCTTTCATTGGAATATAAGAACCAACTACATCGTAAGTATGATTTGTTACTACCATAGGTACTTTTGCTTTACCAAGTTTCAAAGTCAACACTCTAAATGCAGCTTTTAATACTTGGGCTCTTGTCATATCTCTAGTTTCTTTACCTTCGCTAGTATCTTCTACTTCTTTTGTAGTAGATAACATTCCTAAAGAATCTAAACACATAAACAAAGGTTTTCTATCTGCCTCTGGTTTTTCTAGATATGTATCTAATACTTTAATTGCTTGTGTTCTAAATTCTTGTACAGTTGCAACAGGAAGAATAACCATTCTATCAGACGCAATACCTCTGTCTTCAACCATACTTTTAGTGATTGCACTTTCAGATTCGAAATAGATAACACCACCGTCTGGGTTTTTATCTAAAAAGTTTTTACACATTCCCATTAAGAAAAATGTTTTACCTGTTGCAGACTCACCTGCCAATGCAGTAATTTTGTTTGCAGGTAATCCACCATTGATACTACCTGATAAGATAGCATTCATAATATAACTACCTGTATCGATAAAATTTTCTACATCACCAGACTCGACACCATCTGATACAATCCCAGCATATTCATTGCCAGTTTGTTTGATTATATCTTTCAAAAAATCATTTGCCATTATTATTCTCCATTATCACCTTTTTTAAATCTGGTGCTTTATAGTTTGGACCTTTCATTACTTTGCCAGTAGGCCCTTTCACTGCTTTTCCATCCGAACCCATTTTAGACATGTTTGAATTATGCACTTCTTCAAAACATTTGTCAAGGTTAATACCCATTGCATGTCCAGCACCATATGTAACATACAGTATATCTGTCAATGCATCTGCGATCTCGACAACATCCATTTTATTTATTGCGTCAATTAATTCAGTAAACTCTTCCTTAATTAACTCTGTTCTTAACTTTGCAACTTCAAATGTAGGTAAAGATGGTTTATCTAATACCTCTTGATCGTATGCGTTCATGAAATCTTTTACTTTATCGAAATTACTCATTTTACTGCCATTGCCCCTACGAACATGTGATTACGCCAGAATGGTTGTACATCCTTAAAACCAGCATCATGCATGTATTGTTCAATTTGATGCCATGTATTTGGTTTCATCATGTTTCTTAATGTTTGTTCTTTATCCATAATGTCTTGCGTTGTAAAAAACTTTCGTTTGTAATCGTAATAATTAAATGTAATCATATCTTGAAACTTAGCACTTTCACAAATAGTTTTTTCTGCAAAGACAAATGCACCACCTTCATTTAATCCGTCATAAATTTTTTGAATTAATGCTGATCTATCTTTTTGAGGCATGAATTGTAAAGTAAAGATAGAAGTAACCAATGATGCATTTCTAATATCTTTCTGTCTAGCATCTTCTTGCATGAATACACATTTTGAATTTGGAAATTCTTTTGTAATTCTAGACTGTGTAGTTTGCATTGCATCGACAAACCCATCAGCAATTTCAATACCATAATAAGTAACATTATTAATATCTTCGTTTTTTCTAACTAACGCTTCTGTTACTTTACCTGTTGAACAACCAATGTCATAAACATTTGTATCTGGTTCAATAAAATATCTAGAAAGAGATACAACGTCACTCAACAAATGTTGATACCCACGAATACTTTTATCTATGTGTTCGTCAAAACCTTCTTCTCTGTGTGCAAAAGTAAAGTCTACCATAATGATATTACCCCCATAATAACAAAGAATACAACAAATGCCCAAGTGTCTAATTTGTATTCTTCAACTAAATCGTAATGATTAGTGTTTTTTCTTTTTGTTCTTTTCATGTAACTCCTCATGTTTTCTATGTCCTTTATGATTTCCCATATAATAATCGCCTGGTTCATAATCCCAAACTTTACCATGATGTCCTCTAATGTCTGCCCATAACATTCTAATTTTCACAATCATTTTTCTTAGTGTTTTACTCATAAATTCTTTAATACTTTTTTATACATTGAGTCTGCAAGATGAGCCATCATTAAACTAGGTACCATACGACCACATCTTTCACTTTTTTGTGCCCACTTTCCTGTTAGTTTAAAATCATCTGGTAATGATGTAACTCTTTTTAGTTCACCCAAAGTAAATTTTCTATCATCATTCCAATGACAAACTCCAGCAGTTTTTTCTGTTGCACCCATTGCCGTAATAGTAGGACTTGGTTGAAACTGTGAAGCAATCTTTAAATTAAAATGCCAACCTTTAGGATGATAGTCTGTTCCTGTAATAACCTTTGCTGGATTACGAGGCATCAATACACATGTTTGTTTATAGTATGCTGTCTCTTTCCATTTTTCAGTTAACATTGCCACTTCTTCTTGGTCATATTCTAATCCGTCAAATGCACCCTCAAGAGTTGTTATTGTATTATTAGGTGTAGGAAATAAAGATGATAAAGTCATAAAGTTTAAACCAACTTCATCCATAATATCATTTCTAACTGCCATAAAGAAAACTCTTCTTCTCCTTTGTGGAACACCAAATTGAGAACAATCATGTACCTTTGCAACTACTTGATACCCAATATCTTCAAATGTATTTTGTATTTTGTTAAAGTATTGTTTTGCTTCTCCAACTGTTAGACCTTCAACATTCTCTGCAATAATAGTTTTTGGTCTGATAACATCAGCAACTCTTAAAAACTCAAAGAATAAATCTTCAATGTTAGTTACTGTTTTGCCATCTGAATATTGTTTAGTTTTTCCAAACCCATCACTATGTACAGTTCCCTCTCTTGCAAGAGTACCACACATACTAAATGCTGAACAAGGTGGACTACCATCTAATAATTCTAGTTCACCTTCTTTTAATTTTGTAATATCTAAAAAATCTTTACCTGTAAGTTCTTTAATGTCACCATCAAGTATTGGTGTGTTAGGGTAATTATCTCTGTAAGTATTTCTTGCTTCTTCAACAAACTCATTGATTGCAAGTATCTTTCCACCTGCAAGTCTGTAACCTGTTGATGAACCACCTCCACCTGCAAAGGTAGATATTACTCTAAATTTATTTAACGCCTCTCCAGCGTAAACATCTTTCAATAAATATGGTTTATATTTCATTATAAAAAGTTCTCCAAGTTTGCTTGTGATTGATTTATGTTATACCAATCTCTACAAATATCCATTACTCTTTTACGATTATAGAGATTTATAGTCTTATTGTCAAGAAGTTTTTCAAATAATTTATCAACTTTAGCACACAATTGATAGTTGATATGTCCTTTAATTTTGATCTTTTTAAACTCTTCAAATTTACTTTGTATTAAATATTTTTGATATGGTTTGTTTATATCTTCCCATGTTTTAGTATAGAAATAATTGTAGACCGAATCATCTAGATATGGGACACACAATACTTTGTCAAACTCTTGACAAAATTGTTTTAATTGTAGATAACCTGCTGGGTTTGGATTTTCTTTAAAGTAATTGTGTCTAAATTGTTGCATCTTTTCTAGTGTATGTCTAAAGTGTATCATTGCTTTTTTACTCACACCATAGTATCCGTCTGCAGCTAAACCTGATAATATATACTTCTCTTTAATTTTAGGAAAAGTATAGATCAACGGAAATGTACATTCGTATTGTGTTTTCTTTCTGCAATCATATTTTGATGCAAGTAATTTAAAATCTTTTACTATGTTTTTTTCTGGTAAATCAATTGTTGTTAATGGAACATTGAATATATCGCATATCTCTTTTGCTTTAATTGAATCATAAGTATCTTCATTCTCTGGTCTGAAAGTGTAACAATGTACTTTCTTTCCTAGTCTTAATGCTGTAAATAATAAAGTACAACTGTCTGTTCCACCACTCATCAAAATTGCAACATCATGACCGCCAGTTTCATTACCAACTATATTTCTAAGCAATCTATCTATCATGCGAAAAAGTCCTCTAGTGTTCCTTGCGTACCATATGATCTATCAACACTCCAATTCATCTTTTCAATAATATAGTTTAATGGTTCTACAAAAGATTTTTCAAATTGTAATTCATAGTCAACTTTAAAGTCTAGTTCTTTTGGAAGTTTTGTAATAAACGCAATAGATGATGATTGATATAAATTAGGAAGTTTCATGTACAAGAATTTAATCTTATCACCTTCTTGAATAAATGGATACCTACCATTTAGATTTTCTTTTTCAACTAAATGATTATATAAGATTGCACCTTTAACATGAATAGGAGCACCTTTTTTAAATAGAGAAGAATGATCTCTCCACTTTTTTAAACCATTTACACTTCTAGGATATGCAACTAGTTCAGGTGGTAATGTCATAAACTCTTTTCTAAAGTCTTGAATAAATTTATTCATATCTGTTTCACTACCAGACATTAATATCTTCAATGCCTCTTTAATTTTTTCTCTACAAGCCGCAGGTGTAGATGACTTAACTGCTTCTATTCCCATGATCTTGAGTTCTGGTTCTTTATATCGAACACCTTCAACATCCCAAGCATTAAGAATATATCTTTTCTTCGCAGTCCATATACCTTTGTCTGCAATAACTTCACGTTTCATTTGCATCTTTTGATCATACGCATTTAAATAATCTGCAAGTTCTTTATACGACTTATCAATAAAAGGTTCAATCTTTTCTTTTGCAATAGTATTAAGAAAGTCAATAGGATTTTTAGGATTGAGCATTTCAATTAGTTTATCAAATGTAATATAAACTGAATCTGTATCAGATGCCAATACATAATCCTTATCTTTAGTTTTAAGTAAATCATTCATGTATTCATTAATCTTGTTTTCAATCCAACGAATAGATAATTGACCTGAAGTGGTAATCGCTTCTGCCATTGTATTAGAATAGTATCTAAACCAATTGTTTCCAATCGCACCATAGGCAGAGTTTAGTGAAATCTTTTTTGCCATTTGAATATTATTAAACTTAGATATTTGTTTAACATATTTAGCATCTTTTGTATTTACATAATTTTGTTTTGCCTCTAACATATACTGTTTGTACTTAACCCGATCTTCATACATCTTTGCCATGATCTCTGGTAGGAAACCTTGTTTGTTTGTATTAAACAAAGCACCATTAGGTGTCATTGTCACATTATCAAGAACCGATGTATCAACCTCTTTGTTAAGAAGTTTATCAACTGACATGCCTGGTACAGTTTGTTCAGACTTCATTGTTTCTGGTGAAATATTATACTGCATAATCAAGTGTGGATACAAAGAGTTTAAGTCAAAAGACAATACCCATTTGTGCATACCAACTTGTGGTTCTTTAACATATGCTCCAGCATACTTACTACTCTTACTAGTAACTTTCTTTTGTGGAATAACAATACCTTTATCCATAAGATAATTATGAATTAGAACATCCCAATATCTAACCGAACCAAGAACATCTGTATAATTTACTTTTGCCTCATATGCCATAGTTAAACATAGTTCAATTAGTTTCATTTTATCTTCTAATGCATCAACAAGTTCCACATCTTTAATATTGTAATCAATAAATGATTGATAGTCTTTTGTATACCAATCTCTAAAAGTTTCATGTGGGTTTTCATCTTTCTTAACACCCAACTCGACATATGCGATATGATCTAGTCTATAACTTTCTTGATTAGTATATGTAAACTTTCGATATAAATCAAAATAATCTAAAGCCGCAATACCTTGAATGTCATAAACCATTTGGGTTCTACCCATCTGATAAACTTCTTTTGAATGAACAGCTCCCCATGGTGATAATCTTTTAGCATCATCTTCGCCAAGAATATTTTTAATTCTATTGACCAGATAAGGAATATCAAAAAACTCTGTATTCCAACCTGTTATAATATCGGGGTAATTAGATCGCCAGAAATTAATAAAATCATAAAGCATATCTTTTTCATTTTCACATTTGAAATAAGTTACATCTTTACGATCAGTTGTATATTCTCTTATACCAAATACAACGATCTCTTTGTTTTGTTGATTTTTTAATGTGATAGATAATAGTTCTTCCTCTGCCACATCTGGGTTAGGAAATCCATTTTCACAAGCAACCTCAATATCAATTGTTGTAATTAGAATTTTATCTTTATCAAAATCATTTCCGTATTCTTCATTTAAAAAAGAATACTGAAATTGTGTATTACCATGAACAAGATGAGGTTGATCTTTATAATTTTCAACCCACTCTTTTGCTTCTTTAATAGTTTGATGTTTGATTGGTGTTACATACTTACCACTTAAGGTTTTAAATTTAGTTTCACGCATGACAGGACAATACAGAGTTGGCGAATATTTAATTTTTCTCGCAACCCGATTACCATCAACCACCTCACGCAAGAGTAACGAATTACCCCATGGCACAATGTTTGTATAAAACCTCATAATATAACCTTCAATGTATTAATGTTTACTTCACTTCTTTAGGATTTTTACCAATATTATATTTCGTCTTTAGTTCCCAATCCTTTTTATCTTTAAACGAAATAATCTTAATCTGACTTAATGGTGACATGTTGTCATCATCTTCTTTAGGAATAGAAACCAAACCCCAATCTTTTAATAGATTAGCAATTCTGTTTCTACGACCAATATCGTTTTCTGTTAGATTGGTATCCTTACCATCCAAAGCAAATAGTTCTTTAAAGTGAACAATGTAATACTTACCTTGTTTGTGTAGGATATGACAAGATTGATATAATACTTTTTCTTTCCTTGAAGCAACACCAATACGAGAAAGAGTCTCTCTAACTTTTAGAAAGTCATCTGGCTCTTTTAAGATCACTTCGAGCATTTGCTCTTTTGACCAATTAATGTTTTCCATGCTTACCACCTTTATTCAATATCTTTTTAATCTCTATAATCTGTTCATTACTAAGTATGCCAAGAGCCGATTTTGCTTTCTCATTACTATAACCATAATACTCTTTTACATACTCTAAATTTTTTGACTTGCCTGCTTTCATCCACGGTGCAAATCGTTTTCTACTTCTAACACTATTTAGTAAAAAATCATATTGCATTTTAGCATCTGTATGGTGTAATCGATTCATTTCATTAATCAATGATACAGTGTCGCTGAATGGTGCTATGCACTTATTAACGATATATGTAGGATATTTCTTTTCCCACATAGGGTCATCGCCATCCATGAGATTATTCTTACGAAAGTTTATAGAGTTAAGATAATCTTTTAGTTCGTACATTACTGAATTCTTTCTGTCTTAAATACTATACAAGTCCTTAATAGAAAACACTTCTTAGTTACTGGCATTGCTTGATGCCAATTACTAGCAGTAAATCCTATTAGTCTATTGCCTTTGTAGTTTAACAGAGTACCTTGAGATAAATCTTTATCATAAACAGTAGTACCACCCCCATAACTTAAATGCCAATTAAGATTAGGATAGTAGATATAAGTCATTTCGCCATCGTCTTGATGAATAGATGGTTCAACACCTGGTGTATGTGCATTAAAATAACATCTTACAATTTTTGTTTTAGGAACATCTGGTAAGTTTTGAATACTTTCCCATAATGGAATTAGATAATCAAAACCATTCTTTGTCATTTCTTCTATGTCATGACCTGCCAAAGTATGCCAATGTCTATCTGGTTCTTCTTTGTTTGCCTTGTAATGCCAATGCCACGAGAATGTACCATTGTGTACATATTCATCAATCAATTGAGAAATATGTTCTTCTAAAAAGTTGTCTTTACATATAATCATTTGAATTTCACCTGACTCATTATTTCTGTCATACATGCAAGCATATTAATTTCTTGATCTGCTACGAATGCTGACTTGTATTGATAATCTGAAAGTATTACAACTGCATGAGGGATTGTGCTAGGGTCTACATGATCGTATAGACTATCGTAAATAGTTCTATAGACTCTCGCAGGGTCATTGTCTAGATTGTTTACAATCCACTTTCTAACATTTGTAAATTCTTTTGCCTTCAAAAAAGAAACTAATTCTTTTAAGTTTTCATTTCCAATATTTAAAAGAACACCAGCATCAATTTGACCAGATGCTGAATACCTTTGTAATTCATTTAGTACTCTTCGCCAATCGGGAAAATAAGAATTAATTAATTCTGCAATTGCTTTAGGTTCAAACTTAATATCTTCTTTTGTAAGAATATCTTTAGTTCTTTCAAAAAACAATTGAGCAAGTTTAACTCTTTCGCCATTTTTAATTTGAAAATCAATGTTTGAACATCTTGATTGTAAAGGTTCTATCAATCTGTTTTTGTAATTACATGTAAGAATAAATCCACAGTTCTTATGAAACTCTTCCATGAAACCACGCAATGCAGGTTGTGTTGATTGAGGATTTAGATAATCTGCCTCATCTAGAATTATATATTTACGACCACCTTCAAGTGATACAGTAGATGCAAAGTTTTTAATCTTAGTTCTTAATACATCAATACCAGATTCCTCTGAACCATTAACTATCATCCATGTACTACCGATCTGTTCAACCATTGCCTTTGCAATAGTAGTCTTACCAGTTCCAGCACTACCAGATAAAATTAGATTAGGAATATGACCTGCATCAACAAACTCTTGAAAGGTCTGTTTTAATTTAGACGGAAGAATACAATCTTCAACCTTAGTTGGTCGATATTTTTCGACCCAAAGAAATGTTTCCATTATTAAGCCTCATACTTTGATTCAGGCTCTAATGCAATCCAATACTCCAAGTTATTAGTCTTTGATTTGAAATGACTAATGTTTTTAGAAGAAACTGATACATCATAAGTACCTGTTATTAGTTTTAGATTTTCTACTTTGTAATAAAACTCAAAAGATTTAGAATTATCTGAAGTAGTATTTACTTCGATAGAGTAATTATTAGCAGTATCATTTTTCTTATCGGATACTGTCATAGTAGTTTGACCATTCTCTTTTTTCAATACAAGGTCTGGTGCTTGAATTACAGACGCAGCCTTTTTAAGTTGATTAAGAGTTTCGCTAGTAATTTCAAAAGTCACATCTACACTTGGCATTGTGATCATTTTACTAGGACTAGTTACTACCGATGGGTCAGAGTAAAAGTATTTTAGTTTAGTACCTTTACTAGTCTCTTCTTTGATTGTTAGATATTGATCTTCAAAATCAATAACAGGTGTTTTAAATAAACTTGTACTAGACAAAAATTCATTTAAATCATAAATTGCAAATTGTTGATCAAATTGTTCATCAACATCTGCCTTTGCCAGAATGTTTTTCATTGCTGACATTGTAGTAATCGTACTACCTTCTTTGACCAATAGATTAGGATTGATCGTTGAAAAGTTTTTTAGTACGTTCACTGTGTTTTCAGTTAGTTTCATTTTTCACTTTCTCCATAGTATTATTTTCACTTGACATTAACAGTATAATATAATGAATTGCTTTTAGCAAGTCTTTTCTGTTTTTGCCACTTTTCTTACCATACCTTGCAAGATATTTAATTGCATTGGCCTGGCAAAAATCTTTATCAATTCCAAGATGTCTTAACATATCTTGTACTTGAAATCCGTTTTTATCAACACTATAATGTTGATTATAAGTTGACTCAATATAATTTTTTATTTCTTCGATAATTTTATTTTCACTGTATTTCATGTAGTCTAAAATGAGACCCTCCATAATTTATAGTTTCTTAATGTAACCAGACCAGTTGATACATAATCTGGCATGACTAACATCACACCTTTTTCTGCTGTGATACTATCATATATGTTTGGATAAAGGTCATGTCCATAACCAAAGTTAGTAGATGAACCCCAAGTCAAATCTGCTTGACCTGTATCATCTAAGAACATGATAATCTTAATCTGACCTTTTTCCCCAATGGTCAATTTCTTTTCTAGATTATATGCCTTTTTCAAATAAGTTTTAGAAATTTTAGTGATGATTGCGTCTAATGCTTCGGAGTCACCTGTCGTATCTTTTATCTCTTCGGTAATCTCACTAGGAAACTCAACACGCAAAATAGGACACATGGTTTGATTTCGCATTTCAATTTTCAAACCTTTGTTAGTTTCTTCTTGTTCTTTTTCAAGATTGTTTTTTTGAGAAACTAAATCGTCATCAATCTTTTTTGCTTGTTCGTTAAATGTTTTATCTGGTACGGGTTGTCCGTCAATTTGATCAAATGCTTTCATAATTAAATCCTTTTATATATTTATACACTAAAAGGGGGGTCGTTGTCAACCCCCCAATGAGATATATTATTTGATTTCAATAGACTTTGGTTTCTTATGTTCTGGTATAATTTTTTCCATTGATACCTTTAACATACCATCTTTAAGTTCAGCACCACTTACTTCCACATCGTCTGCAAGTGTCCAAACTTTTTTGAATTGTCTTTTTGAAATACCTTTATGGATAACGCCGTCCTTATCTTCTTCTTTATCAGATTTAACTGACTCGATAATTAACTTACCGTCTTCCACTTCCACCTTCACATCCTCTTTACTGAACCCAGCAAGAGCAACTTCAACATCGTATTTGTTCTTTTCTACTTTTACGATATTGTATGGTGGATAATTTGTTTGTGATACAACCCTCATGTTAGAGTCTACCATAGATTCAAAATGATCGAATACGTCATCGAACCCAATAGAGAATGGTTGTAGTTGTTGAAAAATGCTTAATCTAGTCATATGAATAACCTCCTTTTGTAAGCAAAGTTTATATTTTTGATACCTCTTATGAGCATATCATTGACAGGTCTTAGATCAATAGACACGGGTCGAACACCCACGGTTCTCATGAACCTGTCATAGTTATTTATATAGGGATTGACCTTAACTTTGTCAACCCCTAGACAAATTTTATTATTGAGTAGTTGATTCAACTGACTCCTCGTCATGTTGGATTTCAGTTTGATCATCGGTGTTCAAGTCTTCGACTTTAACTCCAGCATCGATCTTGGTATATAGATTGATGAATGACTCTTTAGTATCATCATCGAATCTGTTTACACACAACTCAACTGCTTTTAACTTATCATTAAAGATTGAATATGCTTTCGCAATGTGATCAAGTCTTCTTGTAGATATGATCTCATCAATTCCACCTTCATAAAAAGTTTTTCTGATTACTTCAGCCCAAGTACATAAGTTTTCTGCAAACTTCTTATCAACTTTATCATACTTAGTCATTGAACCAAGAACAATTTTTTGTTCTACTGATTTTGCAGGGTATGGTTGTTCGATAGTAACCGCAAATCTTTCTAGAAATGCTTCGTTAAGAATATTAGTTCCAATAAATCTACCATCCTCTGAACCTTTACCTTTAGTATTGGCAGTGGCAATCACATTGAAACCTTCTTTAGGTGTAATCCACTTGTTTACTTTTTTCAAGTAAACACCTTTACCTTCTAAGACAGGTTGCAAACACATAAGTTTGTTAGAACCTAGATCGCATTCATCTAATAGAAGAGTACAACCTTTGTCCATTGCCTCAATCACAGGGCCAGGAACAAACTTAGTTTCACCATTTACAAGTCTGAAACCACCAAGTAAATCATCTTCATCGGTTTCGATTGTAATGTTAACTCTGATTAACTCTTTTTTCTGTTCGGCATGAATTTGCTCGACCATAAGAGTCTTACCATTACCAGATAAACCAGTAATGAATACAGGATAAAACATTCCACTTGAAACAACTTGTTTCATAGTTTTGTAATGACCCCAAGGTACGAACCCTTGAAATTTACTAGGAACAAGATTTTCAGTTTCCATGTGAGTCGCAAACAGATTTACAACTGCCGCATCCTGTGGTACAGACTTAGGTACCTCTACTGTTTTTTCTGAAACAAGTTTACCAACAGTGGCAACACCTTCGACAGGCAGTTTGTACTGTCCATGTCCAACCTTGTATTCAGGTTTCTTCAACCAAGACGGATTCGCATATCCGTTCTTAGTGGCAAAAGTATTAATGTCTGATCTAGAAAGTACGGCACCTTGTCCATACTTTTTTGAGATCGCATCAATAAACTTTGTCTTTTCACTATTTGTCATAATATACCTCTCATTAGTTATTCTTTATATTAACATGGAATTAGTCATATTGTCAATGGTTAAATAAGCATTGATACACAACATTTCTAGGCAACTAATCCTATGAATTTGTTCAATAATTGTCTATTAACAGTTTTTGCTTTTAGTGATTTGGTAAAAGCAGATTTAATAGACGATGTTTTTGCACCTTCTTTAATATTTAATTCTTCCGATTCGGTTGAATTTTTAGGTGCGGTTGGTAAGATGTAATACTCATCATAACCTTGAGTTTTACAAATTGCAACTCTGTTAGTTCTCAACTCTTTTTGAATCTTGATAATTTGTTGTTTATCTTCATGTCTATAAGAGTTAAGTTTAAATTTGTGTTCGATAGTTCTTAGATTAACTCTACCTGCTCTACCAGAACCTGCAATGAAAAATCCTGTAATAGATAAGTTAGGTTTAATCTTTTTAATCAACTGTAACAATGCAACAGTTTGATCATTTCTATAACCTTCTTTTATTTTAATAGTCTTGTTAGATTTTTTATCAGTAATTGATAGAGACCCGTCTCTAACATAAGCATCACCTTTTGCATTCCAAGTACCATCAGATTGTAATTCAAATCTATCTGAACAACTATGACTATCACCGTCAGTTAAAAGTACAAGACTTGTTTTTTGTACTTTGTACTTCTCAGAAAATATACTTTCAATTTGTGGTATTGTCATTAACGCATGATCAAGAGGTGTACCCCCAAGATTATATTTGTGATTAATACATAATGGACTCATATCATACATTCTGTGAATATGTCTATGATTCCAATAGTCAGAATAACAAAGTAAATATTTCATCATATCCATTGTTTGTTTTTTAGTTTGTTCGTAAGTAAAAAACTCAAGTAATTTTAAAGATGAAATATTGTATTCATTGTGTACAAACTTTTGTACAATAGTATCTTTGGTTTCACTATATCTCCAACCACCATCAAACACATCTGAAAACGCAAGTACTTGATATGGAATTTTAGTTCTTTGACAAAACCAAATCAAGTTAAATAATTGTTTTAATGTATCTGCCATGTTGTAGGCCATTGACCCAGACCAATCCAATAACATAATCATACCATGATTTGTTGCACCAGGAATGGTTGTCATTTTTGCAAACAGGTCATCACTAAATTTGTAAGTATGAATCTTACTCATATCAAGAGTACCAGTTTTAGAAACTGTTGCTCTCTTGTATTGATCAGCAGATTTCTTCATTTCAAACTCTTTAACCATATACTGAATAACTTTTTTGTTATCATTATATAATTGAATAATTTGTTTATCCATATATTCTTTATACTTGTCTTCGTAACTATCAGTTTTTTGATTCCAAAAAGTAGAAGTTAAATCGTTGTAAATAGTTTTGTGATCTATAATCAACTTGTCCATTAAAAGTTTAGATGGTAAGTTAACATAAACATTTTCTTTGGCAAGTTCATCATTTAATTCTAGACTTGCAATTTTTGACGCAAGATCAGTTTCAGATTTAAGATCAGAAACATCTGTAGCAGTTTTAAGATTTTGATCTTCACCTTTTCCACCTGATGCCAAGTGTTCCGTATTAGTACTAGATGTATCTTGTTCTTTTTTATCTTCTTCTTTTTTATCGTCACCTTTAGATTGATCTTGATCATCTTGATCGTTTGTAGTCTCTTCGGTATCGGCAGGTGCAGGTTCATCACTATCAGTATCATCTTGAACATCTGATTCAGATTGTGAAGACTCATAACCTTCATCTTGACCATTGTCATCTTGTTTACCAATAGAAATAGTAACAGGATTACCTTCTTCTTTTTTTTCTTCTTGTTTTTGTTTGTGGTATCCAGCAATCTCAACTGCAAGTTTTAAAACATCATCTGGTGTTTTACATTGTCCAACTTTATCAGATAATTTTTTTTCTTCATCTGTAAATTTAACATCGATACCAGTTTTGAAAAATATATTGATTTTATCAATTACATTTAATTCTGATATATCTTTATTCTTAATTCCAAAGAAATCTTTTTGTAATAACTCTTGATAACCTTTTTGAAAGTTAGTTACAGAACCAGGGTATTTTTTCTGTATCATTGCTTCAATTCTGGCGTCTTCAATAACATTGACAACAGATTTATCAATACCCCGATCTTTTACTTTATCTAACATATCTAAAGGAGTCCAAAGAGCATGTGCAACTTCATGACAAACAAACATGTCATAAAGGTCGTTAGATATTGTGTCTTTTAAAATAGGAAGAATTAACTCACGAGTCGCAACGTTAAAAGATGCGGTCTGAGTCTTTCTATGTACTACATGAATATTTTCTGTAGCAAGTAATTTTGCAATTGTTGATTTATGATCTGAATTTGTATTCACACTAACCTCTTTCTTTATCATCTATTCTTATAATGACAGGTTAGTATGTAATTGTCAAGGCCTAAAAAAGCCCTTATAAATCAAGGGTTTTTAGTACAACCTCAGCGATAAATCGTTGTGATTCCTCATTTGGATGGGCATCGATTCCGTTGATTCTGTACGATTCGCCATACTTTTTCCTAAGTAAATCTATTATAGTATATCCACCTAGTCCTTGAAATATAGGAAATCCTATAAATTTATCATCATCTAATAATAGTGTAATAGGATTTTTGATAAAATCGTGTTCTCTTATCTTTCGTTTTTTCATTTCAAGATCAGTTGGATATTGATCTGGGTCTAAAGTTTCTTTTGTATCATAGTTTGCCGTTGTATTAGACTCTTTTCTAAATTTATTATATGTCGGTAACATCTGCATTTGCAAAAAGTTTATATGAAGTTCATTACAGAAACATTGAAACTGATACATCATCTGTAAATTATCATTCATAATATCTTTATCTTTAGGAAATCTTGCTTGAATAGATTTGTAAAAGTTATCAACAAAGGTTTCATTGTGAGGTGTTTCTTTAACAAGTTTATCTCTTTCATCATCTATTTTAGGAATTATTGTACGAAATGGCGATGAAGTATGATATTGATTGTCTGCCAAAATATCTTGTCTAGTCCATTCAGACCATGCAACTATCACACACTTAATATCTTTAGGTTCATGTTTTAAAACTTCTTCTATAACAGAGGATAATATTTTTCTATTACCACTACCACATTTTGCAGTATTGATTACATTATAACCTTCAAGATATGCAGGCCACATTTTAAAGTCCATAGGATTAGGTTTTGCTTTTGACGGCATTGCGTAATCCGTAAATGAACAACCACCAACTATAATTTTATTTCTCGACATGTGCCTTCTCTATATGTATCTAACGTTAAACAATGTAAACCACTATCCCAAAACCTTTTGTGTCTAAATGGCATATATATTGGTCTAACACCGATTGAATTTAATTTATCATGTATTTCTTTTTGATAGTTTAGTGAGAATATATTTCTTTCATCTAAACTTAACATGTTAACTTCAAAAAATGTTTCATCTTGCATTCCAACCCAATCATATAACCATTGATCTACAAATGTAACAAATTTATGATCTTGCATTTTATCTTTTATAATCCATTTCATCCTATCAATTTTTTGTTGTTTTCTACCATACACCCCACTAGAATCTCTTTTAATTGAAGTTGATAGTTTAACAGAGTCTTTAGGGTCTTCAATAATCAAACAGTCCCAATTAGGAAAAGTATCATTAAAGAAATCTTGTTTCATCCATGGCGACCCTATAATTAAACCAGGTCTAACCAAACACATACTACCATCATTGTGTCCACCAATCGCAATTGTATTTTTTGTAAATTTATTGTTAGGTCTAATTTCTTTATACCAATCATAGAAACCCATTCTATCAACTTCATCAACGATAAGCATATTTCCAAGTCTTGTTATTGTTGAAGCTGCCTGTTGCCAAGTTTGCCATACATACTTACTAAAATCTTTTGGATTATTTTTACTATTTACTTTAAAATACTTTGGGTCATCCCAAGACGGATTCCAAGTTTTAGGAACACCAATATCAAACTGACCTTCAAGTGTAGGTATAAATGGACCTAGTTTGTTAGGATTAAATTGTTTACATAATTCTATATTGACATTATCAAACATATACAAAGGATGATCTTTTGTTGATGAGTGTCCTATCGTACAAACAATTTCATTACCAAGTGTTACATAATTATCTCTAGGATTAATCATAGGTTTTGGTAAAGAACCTGTTGGATTATCTTCTTTCCATTCACTAAAAGTTTTATATGGTAATCTATGTCCGTCTTGAGTAAAGTTAGAATCTATCTGTATTACTTCAATACCAAAATCTTCTAACGTATGTTTAATGAGATTTAAATCTTCGATAGTTTCACGCAATACTTTTTGAATACTTTGTCTTATACTATCATCTGGTAGATCATCAAAAAACTTAGGTTCATATACATTACCTAACACCACTTGTTTCAATGAGTCGAAATGTGTCCAACTATTAATATTAGAATACTTTGACATTATACCTGCTTTCAAATTCTAATGCGTCTTCCCATGTATTAACGATTGGTTGTCCTTTTATATTTAAACTAGTATTTAATAACATAGGGCATCCTGTTTTATCATACCATTCTTCTAAGATAGGTCTAATAACTGATTTACAATTTTTTTCTACTACTTGTACTCTCGCAGTTCCGTCAACATGTGTAACAGATTTTAGATCATGTTTTGCTTTACATACAAACTGCATGTATCTATTTTTTCTACCAACAAAGTAATCATCAAAATATTCTTCTAGAATAGCAGGCGCAAAAGGTCTAAACTTTTGTCTATGTTTAATACTATTCACTGTATCCTTTATGTCCTCTCTAGGGTCTGCTATGAGCGATCTATTACCCAATGATCTTGGGCCAAACTCTGCTTTACCATTTGCAATACCACAATAACTAAATTTTAATAAATGATAAACAACTTCTTTAGGATTAACAGATTGATTAATATCATAACCTAGATATGGGTCTTGCCAATTTAATTTTTTCTTTTCTACTAATGCAGCTGCACCAAGACTAGAACCTGCATCACCTGGTGATGGCATAATCCAAATATTAAATCTATCTGGTATTCTACTATTTGCAACGCAGTTTAAAGCACATCCACCCATAAGAACAAGATTGGTGTATTCACAATATTTTAAAAGTTCTAATAGTTTTACTTCATATAAGTTTTGTACACTAGCTGCTAAATCTCTAGGGTGTGCTGTTGGAAGTAATCTTCCTACACCTTTATGATTGTTTTCGTATAACAAATATTCTAAATCATATATGGGTTCGCCAAATGCAGCCATTCCCATAACAATATATTCTTCTTCATTTGGTTTATATCCTAATCTTTGTGTAATCGCAGAATATAATAGACCAAGTGAATATGGATACTTCCATGATTTAATCTTTTTCATTTGATTGTTTTTACACTTCCAAATAGATACAGTATCCCACTCGCCAATTGCATCAATAACAATTACATTACATTCATCAAATGGTGAAGTATAATAACCTGCGGCCGCATGTGTTTCATGATGCCCAAAGTAATTATCATATTTTCTTTTTGGGGTTGTCCACTTTTGACCTGCAAATAATCTTCTAGTATTTTTTAGAAATGGTTTCTCATAGAAAGAAATGCTATCACCATCAACTAATTGATCTTTATGAATCCACTTATCATTTTTTACTCTAGAGTATCTTTCACTATGCGATGCATATTTAATATCTTGTCCGTCTAAAATAGTTAGAGCCGCATCATGAAATCCCTCAGAGATACCTACATTAATCTTCGTCTTCATAGATAAAACTTTCAGACTTTTCTTTTTTTGGTTTACAAAAAATATCTTTAATTCTATTAAAGTAAAAATAAAAATATAACTTAATTAGTCTTAATTTTTTCATTTGCATACTCCATAATTTTATTTGCTATAAATTTTTGTCCCATTTCATTTGGGTGAGCGTCCACATCACTAATTCTAAAATCTCTACCATATTCCTCTTTGAGTAAATCTACCATAGTAACTCCACCTAAATCTTTAGTTGGTGGCCATCCATGAAAATTTTTTATGTGTTCTAAATGTGGATGTTTAATTATAAGACTTGGTAAGATACGAGTATCTATTGCTTGACAAGTAGTATATTTAATATTTAATTTTTCACATATGACTTCTAAAGAATATATGTAATTTATATTTGTGTCTATAAGTTGTTTCATACTAGGAATTGTTGTTACAAATTCTTTATCATTTTTTATAGGAAAATTTTTATTAAAACTATCATCATACCATTTTTCAATTACTTCATTTGATACTGTTGCTTTTTTATCATTATTCCAAGTAGGTGTGCTTACATAATCGTTTGAAGTATCAAGTAAAAAATCTTGCCTTGTCCATTCAGACCACATAACAAATACATGATCTACCTTATTATTCATTATTGCTTTTAATGTTTGATGATATATTGCTTTATTACCATATCCACCTTTGGCAACATTAATAACTTCACAATTAAGTTTCTCGCCTATAAGCTCTCCCCACATTTTAAAATCTAATGGTTTTGGTCTAGCAGATTTAGGATAGTCTTTTTCTGTCCAAGAACATCCACCAACAATAATCTTATTCATCTTTTTCGTTTTCATAAATGTAAATATCTTTCTCTTCTTTCTTTTTAAAGTAAGATAAAAATGTTGACCAATACAATCTAAGATAAAGTTTTAATTTATATAATGTCATTACATTATCCTACTAAAGTTTTGTGTCTTTTCAAATCTAATACTGTTTCTAAATTTGTCTGCTAGTTGATCGCCTTTGTGTGATATAACAAAAGTATTCTCACCTTCTAACGTATCTAAAATTCTTAAAAACTCATCTGTTCCTGTCATATCTAAACTACTATCAAAAATTTCATCTAGAATTAAAATATTTGTATTAGTACTATTTTTCATTTTAGCAATTGCTCTCCATGTAAATAATAATGCTAAGTCAATTCTCATTTTTTCACCTTCACTAAAAGATGCATAATTAAACGTGTCTCTAAATCTAGACTTAATTGTTTCATTAAAGTTTTCATCTAATTGAAAGTTTACATAGAAGTCCATTGACATTAAATACTTATTAATCAGTTGATTCATAATTGGTAGATACTGTTTAATAATTTTAGTTTTGATACCTGTATCATTTAACATTTCTCTAGCAGTATTAACATAAACCATTTCTTCTTTTGTCTCTGATCTTTTTGCTTCAACTCCTTTACATTGATCTTTCATTTGTTGAAGTTTATCTTCATCTTTTTGAGAAACTTTACCCTCTTTAAACTTTTCAATATCTTTGTTTAGTTTATTATTATATTTTTCTAGTTCTAATATAGATGATAACAATCCAGCTCTTTTTGCTTCTTTAGATTGAATATCCGTTAATGCTTTATCAACTTCACTTGCTTGATTTTTTATCTTTTCAAGTTCAGACTTTAATTTAACTGCACCATCAGATATTTCATTTACTTTATTATTTCTTTCAACAACCATATGTTCTTTGTGTTGTGAATCTATATCTTGATGGCATGTAGGACAGTTATCCTTTTCCATAAAGAATTTTAATTCTCTTGTAAGTTGTTTATGTTTTTCTGTTAATGTTGCTCTAACATCCCTAAGTTTTTTAAGTTTGTTATCAATTCTATTTTTATCTTGTATTTGTGTTTTTAATTGTATGATTTCTTCTTCAAGTGTCGTACTATCATCTGTTCTTTCTTTAATAGCAATATTGTTTAAATGAAGTGTTTCATTCTTATCTTCAATTAAAGAATTTTTATCTTCCTTAATATCTTTAATATAGTTTTCTTGTAATGCAATTTTTTCAACTGCAATATTAAACTGATAATCTAAATCTTTTGCTTCATCTGTTAAGTCTTTTAATTTAAGTTTTAACAACATATTCATTAAAGAGAATATTTTAATATCTAAAATCTCTTCAACAACTTCTCTTCTATGTACAGACTTTAACTGCATGAATGGTACGAATGATGCATTACCAAGAATAACAACTTGAGTAAATGAACGATAATTTAATTTTAATACTTGTTGTTCTAAAAACTTTTGATAGTCTCTAGAGTTTGCTTCTTGATTTATCATGATACCATCACAATAGATTTCAAACTTATTAGGTTTGATACCTCTAAGAATACGCCACTCTTTAGTACCAATTCTAAATTCTATTTCAACAATGCAATCTGAATTATTAATTGTGTTAACTAATTGTGATTTAGAAATAACTCTAAATGGTTTACCAAATAATGCAAAACATAACGCATCAAGGATAGTAGATTTACCACTACCATTGTCACCAACAATCAATGTAGATTTTTGTCTATCTAGTATGATGTTTGTAAAGTTATTACCAGTACTTAAAAAGTTTTTCCATTTTATAGATTTAAAGTGTATCATAGTTTATACTCAAAATTTTGTGTGTCCTCACTTACTTTAATTTGTTTGGCTCCGTTTCTAATATGAAAGTGTGTTGCCATTGGTGTCAATGGTGATAGAGTTACTAATCTTTCACAATGATGTTTCCTTGCCCAATCACCAAGTTTTTTAATAATCTCTTTGCCTGCACCTCTTTTTCTAGACCATACTGTATATGCAACTGCAATGTTACCATTACCTGTTCTTGACATATAATCCATTTCTCTTACCGTGTATGGTACTTCAGGTGTAAATGCTACACAAATGATTGCTTCTATTTCTTCACCATACTTTAAACCAAATATTTTTCTACCATGTGTAATTCTAAATCCTAAAGTAAGTTCAGGTCTAACTGGGTCTTCCGATACATCGATGTCATCTAGTTCAACTAGTTCAGTTCCCTTTACCCATCTAAAAAAATCTTTTACATTATCTTTCATCATATTTGATTACCCCAACTATCCCAACCTTTTCTTTCTCTTCTTGCAAAGAGTTCAACATATGGCCCGTCTAGTAATTGTTCAATTCGATCATATATCATATCAGGTTTTCTACTATGTTCTTGTCTTTTATCGATTACTAATTGTTTAACTGATTTTGAAATTCTTTTTGGTTTACCTTTTGTTGCAAGTAAACACATTTCGGGGTTTGCTCTTGTCCAATAACCTAATCCTGTAAACATACCTAAATTATTTTTATTTTGTTTCGCCCAAGTAAAACCTACTGTTTTGTATTTGAATCCCCACGCTTTAATAACTTCCAAAGCTTCTGGTAACATAGGGTCAACTGCCCACATAAGTAAAGTACAATTGTCATCAGACAAATCCCCAACAGGTAACTTACAAATATCAGAAATAGACATGCAATCATAATGCTGTGTAGCGTTACGTCCCTCACCTTTCTTAGAGTATGAACGAAAGTGCCAAGGTGGGTCTGCATATATTACCTTATACTTAGAGTTCCAAGTCTTGAGCTTCATTATATAATCCTCGCATGATAGATTTTAATCTATCTTTATTCAAATCAATGTCTAACTCATCGATATATTTGTCTAGTAATTGTGTTGTATCTTCAGCATGTTGAACAATATCATCTGATACATTATCAGCGCTTGCATCTGAAAAGTCTTCTACGATTTTAACTTCATGTGCATTTGCTTTTAACAATCTATCCATAAACATATCAAACTTGTACAAGTCCTTTTTGTTTACTACTATTACTTTTACATATTTTTTAGAATACTTTGATACATCATGTTTGTCGTAATCTTCTTGCGTATCATCGTAATAAATTTTTTCGTGTAATGTAAATGGGTTTACAATTCTTTCTAGTTCTAGTGTTTCTGTATCAAATATATGAAAACCTTTTTTATCTTTCCAATCATTCCAATAAATCTCGTATGGATTACCTAAGTAATAAATTTGCCCATCATCTGATTTGTGGTGGAAGTGACCAGAGAATACTGTATGAAACTTTTGAAAGATTGATTTATCATAACCAGTATCACTTACTTGTCCTTTGTGCATTTGAAAACCTTTAATCTCTAAATGACCCATACATATTTTTGCTTTTGTTTCTTCTATCATACCCATAGAGTAAACATAGTTTTGTGGATTAATCCATGGCAAAAATAAAATATCTAATCCACCAATATTAACATCGGTAGGTTCAGAGTACATATGAAATTTTGAAGTGTTTTGTCCAATCAGTTCGTGTAATGAATTTACATCATTTGTATTTTTATAATAGATGTCATGATTACCAACTAAACAATGAAAATCAATTTTCAAATGTTTTAAAGGTAATATAAATCTTTCTCTAAAATCTTTTGCAGTTTTAAATGAAACATACTTACGCCTATCCATAAGGTCACCCAAATGTAAAACCGTTGTAATATTATTCTGTTGTAGATAAGGAAAAAATACACCTTCGTAAAACTGATAGAAATAATCATTAAAATTTTCATTATCATTTCTAGCGCCAAAGTGTGTATCAGTTATAATCGCTACTTTCATTCTTTATCTTTCATAAAATTTTCTAAACCTTGAGGATAATCTTCTTTATGTTTTTCTTTTGTTTTATATACAGGTGTATCTGGTAACATTACCATAGGGTCAAATCCTTGTATGTTGTAAGAGTTTGTATCACCAGGAAGTGTTTCATACGTTCTATATTCTTCCTTTTCAATTATTCTATGTTTGATATGAGTTTGTTTTTTTTCTTTTTGTATTCGTCTAATAAATGCATAATAAATTATTTGTGTGAAATATGCAAAAGGATTATTTGATTTCTCTGGGTTAAAGTTATACAAATATTGTAAACAGTTTTCAATACCATCTGATACCATTTCATCTTTGTAAGTATAATTTACAAAGTTTGGTTTATACGATAATCCATTTGCTATCTTTAAAAAACACTCACCGATATAATGTGAAACGGGTGGTCTTTCATCACCTGTTTCCTCAGCTTCTTTACAAAGCTCTTTGAATTTTTTCATTTCTTCAAACAACTTTTTATTATCTACATAGTGTTCTTTTCGTGATTTCGTTCTTGCCATTTCTATTTGTATCACCTTTATGATGTATTTGTCAAGGGTTAATTGTATATTCTTTTTTTAATTTTTTTTAGTTCTTCAATCTCTTCCATTTCGTAGTCATCATAATCATAATCATCATGTCTAGTTTCGATTCGTTTTGGTTTTTCTCTTTGTTTAATTTTCCATTCTCTCTCTGCTAATTTGTCTCTGTTTTTTGTAAAATTATCTAATTGTTTTTTGTAAAATGTTTTTAATCCAATAGATGCTGGAGCAATTGTAACGATGGCTGCTTTCGCAACTCTAACGCTAGTATCCTCTGAATATGGATGTAACCAAGAAGATAGTGACAAAGTGTCTATTACACCTTCTTCGGTAACCATAGGTCTAGTATCCATTTTAAAAGGATTAACAAGAGTTGTAAAATCTCCCTTTGATTTAGACGCAATAGTGGCAACTATATCATCGCCGTTAGTTAGTTTTATATAATACATATAATACCCTTTTTAATGGAAGAATAAGACACGCTAGGTGGGTGTAAATGATTTATCATAGGTTGACTTTATCTATTCTGTAATCAAACTCTTCTTCGTTGTAAATATTTATTCGTTCTTCAAAGTGTCTTAACGTAAAGTTTTTTTTATTTTTGTATGATAGGTCATCTGATATATCATATAACGTTACATCATTTTTAGTTTCACTCTTTCGTAATCCTCTACCAATAGACTGTAATACTCTAATTCTTGATTTACTTGGTGATGCGAATATTACATTATTGATATTCTTAATATTGATACCTGTAGAAAATGTTCCATAAGAAGCAATGATTAAACTCTTATCTGATTTTTCTGTTAGTCTTCTTATTTGTTCTCTTTCCTGTGCGTCAACACCACCGTGTACAAAATGTAAATCTCTATCTAATTTTATACACATGTTATATAATACCAGACCATGTTTCTCAACCATCTGATAAAGTAATAATGTATTACCTTTTAGATTGTCGCATAGATTAAATAAAAATTTGTTTCGTCTTTTGTTTGAAATTAGATATTGTATTTCTTCAGCATAGTTGCTATCTTTAATAGACTTTGATTCCTCTTCTTTGTGTTTTAAAAGTAAACAAACAACATTTAGTTTAGCAAGTGTATTCTTATCCATTAACTCTTTTGTTGTAATTACTTTTTCTGCTTTACTGAATAATCCCTCTAATACTAATCTATGTGTTTGTGTTCCGTCAAGTGTTCCTGTAAATCCAAAACGATATGGACAATCTGTAAGTTTTTCCATAATATTTGTTAGTGACTTTGCTTTAAATAAATGTGCTTCATCCCCAAACACTACACCATAGTCTTTAAAAAATTTCTTTGGAAGTTTATATAAGGATTGCCATGTAGATATTACAACAGGTTTGTGTGTCTCTCTATCATGACCAGAATAAATTCTATGTATTTGTTTCATACTCCAACCATAGTCAACAAAATCAGTTGCCATTTGTTCTACTAATGAAGTTGTTGGAACAATAATTAAAATCTTTTTATCCATAAGTCTATAAAATCTAGTAAGCACATAAATCATATAAGACTTACCAGACGCAGTTGGCGACACAAACAATCCACGCTGTTTTGCCAATGCACTCATAATACATTGTAATTGATAATCTCTATATTCAAATGGAATTTTTAATGAGTTAATAAATCCAATAACATTTTCCTCTGTAACTTTAGTATCAGTTTTTACGTTATCGTCAAGAGTATATGTGATTTGATTATTATTTAAAAATTCTTCTATGTATGGAAGTAACCCTACATAAATTGTATTGTTTCGTAATGAGAATAATCTTATCTTGCCATCCCACATCCTATTTCTAACCGTTGGCATAAACTTTGCACCAGGCACTTCAAATGTAAAATAAGTTGATAACTCTTTTAATACCGATGGTTCTGAATAAATGTATAAATGAACATCATCTATTTTTTTAATCCAAGTAGTCATAGTATTATACTTTCTGCAATACAACTAAGTTATTTTGAATTGTCACATACTCTGCTTGTTTGAATTTATTAACCCAATCATCTACAAACTTTGTAACATCCTTACTTAAATTGTAATCATGAAAAATACAATAACCATCGTCTTCAAGATTTTCCCAAAAATTCATTGTGTCTTTTCTTACTGCGTTTCCGTAATGATCTCCGTCAATTAAAAGACAACCAAATTTTTCTTTAGTTTGATATGTTTTTGAATCTTGTTGAATTATACTTAATCTATTTTTATATGTAATAGGTAAATACTGCATAGTATCTTTCAGTTTAAATTTTAAATCTATTGAAACAACTTTTCTAAAAGTATGAGCAGTTGCATCTAGTAAAATTACAGTAGAACCACCTTGCCCTATCTCTAAGATATTGCCATAAGTTTTTTCTGTAATGAAGTTATCAAGGAATGAGTATTCCTCGTTTCGCATTTGTTTAATAGGTTGAAACCAAATATCTTCTAACTTTAACATTGATTATACCATTCTTTTAATTGAGGAACATGATCAAGTAAATTAAATCCTCTATGTTTATTTAATATGTCAAAATTTATTCTGTGATTATAATTTTTGTCTTTTGGAATTGTATATTTTTTAGGTGTAAAATTTTTTAATGTTTTTTGATGTTTTAATATTTGTTTGTTATATACTTCTTCTCTTAAAACATTAGGCGCACCATCTTCTATACTATTAACCCAATTATCAAATACAACATTATGAATATATTTTTTATCAGAAAAATAATCTTGTATATCTAATAAGTTAAAAAAGTTATATAAACTAATTGTTGTTCCTATTTGAATTGTGTTGCCTGTTTCATTATAATATTGTTCCATTGTTTTGACAGTCTTATCAAAATTTCCGTCTCTTATCCAATCATATATTTTATGAGTACCATCAATACTAGCAAATAATTTTGTATTAGGAAGTTGTTTAACTATTGACATTGCTTCTGGTGTGATACGTTGCATGTTTGTAACAATATGTACCATGCATTTGGGATTTACTTCAACTAGTTTTTTTAAAATTCTAAAATTTTTTATATCTGCAAATGGTTCACCACCTTTTAATTCAATATAATTTAATCCGTATAAAATTTTTTCTATTTTATCAACAGCATCATTACCTACTTTTTGTAAAGGAAAAACTTTTCTACCTAATTTTTTATCTAAGTCTTGCCATTTGTTACTGTAAAAACTACCACACATAGCACACGTTTGATTACATATATTTGATAAAGTAAATTCTAAATGACGAACAGGAACATTCATTCCTACGCTTCTTGCTTGTTTATCTAAGTTGTCATTTGGAAAAACAAAATATTTTTCTATTCTTGTTTTAAATGTTTCAATTCCATTATTAGTTTTTTTTAAACATTGTACACATGCATTTTTTTTATTTTTGTTATAGTAATCCATAACACTAGAATTAAAAAAATCTTCTAGGTCATCAACTTCGTCAATATGTTTTATGTGATAAACAGGAGCTTCACAACATAGATTAATGTAACCTTGTGAAGATATGTTAAGCGAAACACTGGGTACTTTACAAATCATTTGTATTACCCCATTAATCCAGCTTCAAATTTCATTGCCTCTAAACTGTTTTTAATATCCCAACCTCTAGAATTGATTGCCTTTAAAACACCATCGATATACTTAACAGTTTCCTCTAAGTAAACTATTTTATTTTCTGAGTCAATGATTTCTTGATCTGATTCTATGTAAACTGATAAATCTGTTTTGAGTACTTTTAAGTCAAATGGTTTTGTTGCATATATTTTGGCATCTGCTTTTCCACCATAGTATTCCCACTTTTCTCTGTATAATCTTTTGTACTCACCCTTTGCCTTTGCAAGTAAAAAAGCAAAGTTAGTTTTATAGTCTAAAAATTTTGCGTATAGTTCTTGTCCTCGTAAACTTTCTGTATCAAGATGATCTTTGTTTACGGGTAATTCTTTTGCTACTATTTTTTTTAATTCGTCTAATGTCATAATATAAATTTATACACTAATTCGTGTGTAATGTCAAGGGTTTATTTGCCCGAAACCCATTTCCATTCTTCCTCTGTATAAGGTATCATTGTCTCTCCGTTGTTGTGAATTAATTACAGTTGTGTAATCGTATAATATTTATATGAAAAATCTGCTGACGCTTTTAAATACTGAACATCTGTTTGTTCTTGAGAAAATTCTAATGATGATAATGATACAGGATATAAATCTTCAAATTTAACCTCTGCAATAGGATTGTTTTTATTTGTAAGTAAAGTTAGTGTTGCATCTGAAAACATTGCGTTTGCAGGTGTTGCCTTACCTGGTACTGAATCATTTTGTATACCTAATCTATCTTGTGGTGTTATTGATTGATTTGCTTTGAAATTAGTAAACTGATCTCTTGATTGTGGAAACCCAATTGCATTTAACCATTTCTGTATTTCAATGTAGTTTGAAAACTCTTCGTTTACAAGAAATCCAATAGATAAATTTTCAAATGTTAATTCATCACCCATAACAGGAATTTGTTTTAAGGGTGTAGGAATAACTGCTTCACCAAGATTAACCCCTGGCAAATTACAATTAGTAATAAAGAATTGTACTTCTGGTAGTTGATTGATCTTTAATACAAACTGCGTTGGTGATGCGTAATCAATACTTTCTGGTTGTCTTCTAATAGTCATATTACTATTTATCTTCCTTGTCTAGATCATTCCACTCTTTACTAATGGATTGTTGTTTTAATTGTTTTTCGTTTTCTGTAAGGATTTTTTCTTTTTGTATAACTTCGTCAATTCTTTCTTCTACTTTATCAAGAGGATTAGGGTCTTTTAAAAAAGGCCATGAGTTTGATATTCCTAAAATTACGATAGATAGTATTCCACCTGATAGTAATATTCCTAAAAGTTCTTTGTATGGTGATTTCATGATATTATTTATTATAAAAAAAAGGGCGCCGAAGCGCCCTTTCTTAATATTTGTATCAACAAGTATTACATTAAGTTTGTAACTTTAACTCTTCTGTAGTATTTGTTTGTGTTAGCTGAGATAGAGATTGCTCCATTTGCTCCAGCCGCAACTGTTCCTGTGTGGAATGGGTTTGCAGCGATACCGTATCTAGTTTTGAAACCGATTTTCGGTTGGAATGAGTTTTCTCCAACTGCTCTAACCATTTGTAGAGGTACATATGGGCAGTAGAACATACCAGCATCGTATGGTGAAGTTCCTTTGTATCCTACCACATAGTATTGTGACGCTGCAACGTTAGCTGCATATGGGTCAACATATACTTTGTATCTACCGTTAAGTACACCAGCGAAAGTTGTGCTTGTGTCATCAACGTTTAGGTTGTTGTTAAGAGCAGGTGTGTAATCTAATACACCAGCCATTTGAAGTGCAGAGGCAACATCAGCTGAAGTGATAATCATGTTACCTTTTCCTCTTCTGATTTGTTGTCCGATAGCATTTGCGTCTCTTTCGATTGCGAACAATAGTCCTTTGAATTTCTCAACAGACCATCTTCCGTTTGAGTCTGTGTCTAAATCAAAGATACCTGCAGTAGTTGTGTTTACAGCCGCGCCTTTTACAGCAGAGTTGTAAATATTTCTTACTACTTCTCTGTTGATCTCTGTTAAGATTTCAGCAGATAGAATGTTTGCAAGTTCAGTTTCAGCGTCTAAACCATGGATTGCTTTCAAGTCTTGAGCAAGTTCCATTGTGTATTCAGCTTTTAACGCTCTTGATACAGCAGTTACAGTGTGCTTCTCGATTGAGAATGCCATTTCTGCAAATTCGTCTGTACCATCACCTAGAGTTTCCGCCTCAGTAGTAGTCATACCTGTTACAGTTGAGTACGTACCAGCAGAAGGTGAGTCGTTAAGAACAGCAGGGTTAGTACCAGATTGGTCACCACCACCTGTGTTTCCAGCTGCGTCTTGGTTAGATAAGAATGGAATCTGTTCGTCAACTAATGCTTCTGCACCGTCGCCAGATGCTGCTCTTGCTCTCATTGCAAAAATCAGACCTGTTGGGCCAGTCATTGGTTGTACGCCACAGATGTCATATGCGATTAAGTTCGGCATACTTCTTCTTACTAGTGAAATTAGGATTGGGTCCCAATTGTCAACGTTAGCGCCAGTTGCGTTAGTAGGTGCAGCTTCACCTAAAAATGCTCTGTCTTCTCTCATTGCTTTTTCTTGGTTTTCCAAGATCAAAGTAGTAACAGCTCGTCTGTAAGAATCCTCGATTTTAGGTAAATCTGAGTGTTCTAGGACTGGCTGCCACTTTTCTTGTAGATGTTGTGTTTGAAACATTTTGGTTTCTCCTTTATCTATATTTATTAATTGCCGTTAATTACAGCAGTTTTACCAATTGCAGATATGTATCTGTCCATTGGGGAACCCTCTGTAACGTCCTGTACAGCGGTGCCAGTTTCTACTTCATGATCAATGCTTTGTGTTTCAGTTTTTTGTCTTGGGAAGTAAGACTCTTTGATTGTGTTAAGCTTTTCAGAATAACCTTCTTCATTTGAGTACTCTACATCTTGAGCCAAAGTTTGAAACTTTTCAATTTCGGTTTCAGTTAAGTCCGATGAAACATCGTTCATAACTTTTTCTTTAATCAAAGATGAATTAGATTCTTTCGCTTCAACTACTTGTTGAATTGTTTCTTCTAATTTTTTCTCTAACTTAGAAATTTTATCTGCCTGATCTTCAAGTACATCGTACTTTTCGTTAGGCACATCGATATAATGATCTTCAAACAATGTTTTTAGACCAGAGATAAAATCTTCAGCGATCTCGCCTTTAAGTCCTCTTTCAAGGGCAAGTTCGTTTTCTTTCATCCACTCTTCTACAACATAGTTTAAATAGTTATCGACTTTTTCTGTTAAAGAATTTCTGTTTTCAGTTTGAGCTTCAATCAACTCAGAAGCATATTCATCTTCAAGTCTTTTGATCTCTGATCTGATTTTAGATTTAACGGCAGTTTCAAAAATTGTAGCTGCTTTAGATTTAAAGTCTTCCGATAGATTTGAGTCAGAATTTAAAAGAGCATCTACATGTTCTTTAACATCTACTGATTTTAGTCTTTCTTCCGTCTTAGCATCTTTTTCTATATTTTGTTCTTCAGACTTTTTAGACATTTTGCCCATCATTTCTTTCATCTTCATAGCATTCATTTTTTTCATGCCATCAGACATTTCTCTGAACATTTCGTCTTTAGTCTTATTCATA